ACAACTTACAAAAATCAGATTTTATTTTAATTAATAATAATTTTCAAATAAAAGTTGATGAAAATAAATGTAATTTTTTATTAGAAACATTGCCTTGGTATGTTTTAATAGGTTTTGATGCATCTTTAAATAATCGTTTTGATTCAACCGGTAAAGAAGTATCATATTTAACGGCAGATGAAGCATTTGATGCATATTCATCAATACGAAAATATAAATTTTTATCTTACAATCGCAATTCCAATAGATTACATAGACCGTTTGTAATATCAAAAATGTATAATGATGGTATTTTAGAAAATTCATTAGTTTCTTTATACGAATCCAATCGATTAACGGATTATTCTATTTTGAAAAATAATGATAATTTAGAATATGAAACATTAAAATTTTCAAATACTGATAAAGACATTTTAGAAAAATTTGTAAATGAATCGTATCCGTTAAAATTAGAACACAATGATGCCGATTTAGTTGCTATTGGTGATAATCAAATTAGTACAAAAGAACATTTTTTAGATTCATATATTAATATTGTTTGTGAAACATCATGTCATTCAGAATTTACATTTATTACTGAAAAAACATTAAGACCAGTAATCAATTTACAGCCCTTTATTCTATTTGGAAATCCATATACATTACATGAATTAAAAAAATTAGGATTCAAAACATTTGATAAATGGTTTGATGAGAGCTATGATATGGAAAGAGATACAAACAAACGCTTTGAAATGGCTTATAATGAAATCAAACGTTTGAATGAACTTGATATTGATGAAATACATGAAATGTATTATGAAATGTTTGATATTTTAGAACATAATTTTAATAGATTAACATCTATTTACAAAAACTACGAATTACCTGTATATTTCAGTAATTCAATTTATAAACAATTAAATTCAAATTAATATGCGTGTTTTAATTACGGGTGGTGCAGGATATTTAGGTTCGGTTTTGACTGAACGATTATTGAATAATGGTTATAGTGTTACCATATTAGATAATTTGATGTATAATCAAACATCATTAATTCATTACTCACATAACAAACGATTTAACTTTATTTATGGTGATGTTAGAAACCATAAATTGTTAGAAGATTTAGTTACTACATTTGATGTTATAATCCCCTTAGCAGCAATCGTAGGATTTCCAGCATGTGATAGAGACAAAGACCTTGCAACCGCAGTAAATTACGAACACGTTAAAAAGATATGTGAATTAGCAAAAAATACAAGAACAAAAGTTATATATCCAAATACAAATAGTGGATATGGGATAGGAGAGAATGGTGAGTGTACCGAAGAGAGTCCACTTAACCCAATTTCCCACTATGGAGTGACCAAAGTTAATGCAGAGAGAGAGGTATTATCCATCGGTGGCATTTCAATTAGACTTGCCACCGTCTTTGGTTCATCTCCACGTATGAGAATGGATTTATTAGTAAACGAATTTGTTTACAAAGCATTAACCGATAAGTACATTACAATTTTTGAGAAAAACTTTACTCGTAATTACATCCATATTAGAGATGTTGCTAAAACATTTGAATATATGATAAATAATTACGATAATTTTAGTGGTGAAGTATTTAATGTTGGTCTTTCAAACGCAAATCTTACTAAACAACAATTGGTAGAAAAAATTAAAGAATTTGTACCAAATTTTGCAATTACATATTCAGATTTTTATGAAGACCCTGATAAAAGAGATTATGTAGTTTCAAATAAAAAATTAGAAGATACCGGTTGGAAACCCGAATGGAGTTTAGAAGATGGAATTGAAGAACTTATAAAAACTTATACAATTTTAATACAAGATTTATCATCAAAATATAGGAATGGATTTCCGTTAGGTTATGGCACAAGGACGTAGTATATTTTACAAAGAAAGAAGTTGGAATGATTTCCACTATTACAATGGTTCAGTTTTACCGGAGGTTAAAATCGTACAACCATCCACATATTACGAATATCGTGGTTCAATCTCTACAACTTATCATGCAGATTATTATGATAGATTGTTGCCCGCCGCTGAACGCAACAATGGGGTAAACTTTAAACACGATAGATACTCAAAATCTAAGATTGGTGTTTTAAGGGGTATGCATTATGATGAAAAGACTTGGAAATTGGTAAGTTGTTTGCAAGGAAAGATATATTTGGTAGTTATGGATGTTCGTCCTAAATCACCAACCTATGGGAAATGGGAATCTTTTATAATTTCACCCGAAACAGCAACACAAGTCTTAATTCCACCTATGTTTGCAAATGGACATTATGTTATGGAAGATGATTCTATCTTTTTTTACAAAATGGCATATGAGGGTGAGTATAATGATGAGAACAAACAAAAGACAATAGTATATAACGATAAAAGATTTAATGTTGAGTGGCCAGTAGCACAACCAATATTATCAAAAAGAGATAGAAATGGAAATTAAAAACTTAGAATATCATGAAGATAGATGGGTAGATGGTAATTTATCACCCGAAGAGTTGATACAATTTGAAGATGATGTAATTAAACATTGGGAAGCAGGTAAAATCAGAGGACCAATACACCTTTCAAATGGAAATGAAGAACAACTTATTGAAGTTTTCAAAAAAATAAGTGTTGATGATTGGGTTTTTTCCACTTGGAGGTCACATTATCATGCACTTTTACATGGAATTGATAGAAGTTGGTTGATGGGTGAGATTTTAGATGGAAAAAGTATTACAATTGTGAATAAAAAGTGTAATTTTTATTCATCTGCAATTGTAACTGGTATTTTACCCATCGCATTAGGTGTTGCTCAATCAATTAAACTAAAAGGTGAAGATAAAAAGGTATGGTGTTTCATTGGTGATATGACTTTTGAGACCGGAATCTTTTATGAGGTTCATAAATACGCTAGAAATAATAATTTACCACTATATTTTGTGGTAGAAGATAATGGAGTTTCTACAAATACTCCAACTTTGGATACTTGGGGTGGAATTCAAAGAGAAATTCCGGAAGATGTGATTTATTATCAATATAAATCAAAATATCCACACTACGGAACTGGAAAATGGGTAGTATTTTAAGAATATGTTATATAATGATGGGTTACATAGTTTTGATAAGTTCATTTCAGAGTGGAACTTAGATACTGAATATGTTTTATTCGGTGCAAGTAAAGAATGCATTCAATTTATCAGAACTATTGACCATTTAATGGGTGAAAATTCATTAAAAATCAAATATATTGTTGACCATAATATAGAAAATCAAACTACATTAAATAATATCAATGAAATTAGTTCTTTTTATCATCAATCTAAAAATATTGAAACAAAAAGAAAAAATATTCAACTAATTCATATAGATAATTTTGAAATTACACCAAATACACAAGTTATTGTAACAACCGATGTGTATAAACAAAAATATAAACAATTTTTAGAAGAAAAAGGTGTAAAATGGACTTGGTATAAGAATATTGCATCAATTTGGCCATATAAACACAAAAACATAGTTCATATATTTCAATCCGATGTATTAGTTACTGAAAAATGTAGTTTGAATTGTTCTCATTGTAATATGTTCATGCCACATTACGAATTTCCAATTCATAGGGAGTTAGATACAATAATTTCTGATATAGATTCGTATTTTAAGATTGTAGATTATGTTAGTGTGTTTCATTTAGTTGGTGGTGAACCATTTTTATATCCAAATATAGAAAATGTAATTAAACACTTATTACAAAACTACATAACTAAAATTGATAAATTAATAATCACCACAAATGGCACTATTTTACCAAAAGATAGTATCATTCAATTGTTAAAAGATAATGATGTTATTTTGAGCGTTAGTGATTATAGTGATAAATTAGAATTTGTAAAAAGTAAAATAACAAAAGTGTTAGATGTTTACAAAAATAATAACATCAATCATTATGTTAGAAACGAAATCGAATGGTATGATTTTGGTGATTTAAGAGTTAAAAAAAACTTACCAACTGATGAATTGATAAAACACTTTGATTCATGTACTGCACCATTTAGAGGATTGAACGATGGAAAGTTTTATTATTGTCATTTAAATACATCAGCAGTTAGAACAAAATTATTTCCATTAAGTGAAAATGATTATGTAGATATAAACACAATTTCAAAAGAAGAATTATTAAAATTTGATTTGGGTTATACTGATTTAGGATATATTACATTTTGTAATAATTGCAATGGATGTAATACAGGAATTAAAGTACCAGTGAGTTACGAAAAACAAGGAATAAGGGACTTATGAAAGTAATAATTGATATAGATAATACATTATCGAATAGTAATATAAGATTTGCCCTAGCAACAAGACCAAATGGGAAAATAGATTGGGAAGCAGCACATATTCCTAATAATATTTTGATGGATGACCCATTTCATCCAATGATTGATTTGGCAAAAAAATATAAAAGAGATGGATTTGAAGTTATACTACTTACAGGTCGACCTGAATCAGTTAGAGGGGTTACAATCGAATGGTTAAAAAAATATGATATAGAATATGACCAATTGATTATGAGAAGTTGGGAAGATAATTTTTTAAAGGCACCAATTTACAAAAAGAAAATGTATGAAACTTATATCAAAGATGGAGTATTTTGTGCATACGATGATGACCAACGTATAATTGATATGTGGATAGATTTAAAAATACCTTGTTTTAAAGTTCATGTTATTGATTAATAGAAATCCACAAACATTAGAAGAGCTAGGTTCAATTTATATTGGCCCATTAGTATTCAATTACTTTAAATGGTTAATTGATAATTTAAATGGTGCAGATTTAGTTTTGTTTAATTCACGCGAAGGATATTTTTTAAAAGAGATTTGGGAACTATACAAAGATAAATACGATTTACCAAAAAGTGTATATTTTAAAACATCTCGTAAGTTAGCATCAATGATTTCGTTTACAAATGAAACTGAAATATACGAATCATTCAAACTACATCGATATGAAGGTGATATTAACGATTTGTTATTTGATAGATTTGGTATTAAATCAAATGTTCCTACCAAATGGATTGATACGAAAATAGAACTACCAGATTTGAGTGAATGGATAGAAACAATTATAATAAAATCAAATGAATTAAGAACCGAATATAAAAAGTATATCGATGATGTAATCGGTTCGGCAAAAAATATTATAATGGTAGATAGTGGATTTCAAGGAACAACTCAATATTATTTAGAAAAAGTTTATGGATATAAATTCAGAGGAAAATATTTTACATATAAAGGTAACTTACCTATAAAAGATGCAGAAGGGTTATATCCATTTTATGAATCAAAATTTAAAGATAATATAATATTTTTTGAATCTATTTTTATAGATAAAGTTGGAACATATATTGATTTGGTAAACGGGAATTTTATTAATGGTGATTGGGAAATAACCGAAGCAGATTTTAAAAATAAACAATCTATCATAAGTGGTATAAAAGAATATATAAAATCCAATATGTCAACCCCATATTTGACTTCGTTGCAAATAGAATTTGGTGATTATATTTTTGATAAAATGTGTGAAATCGGATATATAGAAAATGAAACATTATTTAATAGTTTCAAACATGAAAATAAATTTGTTAGAAATTCTATAAAAACAATAATTAGAAAATGATGGATAGTAAAATAAATTTTATATTTGGCGATGGTGAAATAAATGGAAATGAGTGGTTTCATCAATCCGCATTATATCATTATGTTATAAACAATCCAAATTTTACAAAAACAACAAATTATAGTTTATCGGATTCAACTAAAAATATTTTCTTATTAGAATGTAGAACATCATTAGAAGATTTTTATAGAAAAGATTCGAATAATAAATCAGTTTTAGATATATTACCAATTCATATTATAGAATCTATAAAAAAAGGTAATACTAAAATTTTATTATCATCTATAGCAGAGGCAACTGAAATAGTACCTAATTTTTTTGATAATCTAACAAACGAATTAAATAAATTTGGTTTAGATGAAACACATTTAATATTATTAGATTCTAATCAAAATTTTTTAGATGTATCTACCAAATTTAAAATATATACAACTTTGCATTTTATAGTAATTTGTAGTTATCAACCAAATGAAATAAATGATTTAAATTATATATCAGAATTACCTACAAAAAAAGAAGTATTAGCTATAACAAAACGAAACAAACATTTCATATGTTTAAATAGAAATTCACAAAGACCACATCGTTATTATCTATCTTTGTTTTTTGAAAAATATAAATTATATAATAAATCGTTATATTCTTTATTATTACCCTTACATCAGAACAATTATAAAAAATTAGAAGATTTAGAACGATATAAACCATTAGTAAGTGAACGAATTCCTATGGAATTGGATACGCAAAATAGACTTAAATCACTAAATGGATTTCATGTAGGTAATACGTTTTTTAAAGAACATTATTTAGATTCATATTTTAATATTACAACCGAAACTTGCTTTCAAGAAGGACAAATATTTTTTACTGAAAAAATATTAAAACCAATAATGTGTTTACAACCATTTATAATTTTATCATCTGCAAATTATTTAAAAAAATTAAAAGGATTGGGATTTAAAACATTTGATTCTATTTGGGATGAAAGTTATGATGAAATTGAAGATAATGAAGACCGTTTGATTAAAATATTTAATCTAATTTTAAAAATAAGTCAATGGTCTTTGGAAGAATGTGAAAAAAACTATAAATCCGTTTTAGATATATGTATATATAATAGAGAACATCTATCTACGTTTTGGAAAATAGATGAATTCAGTAATATTTTAAATTCAATAAAAAATGAATGGTAAAAAGGTTTTGATAACAGGTGCCAACGGCTTGGTTGGTAATTATATGGTAGAAAAGTGTTTACAAAGAGGTGCAATCGTAACCGCAGTAGATATTGTAGTACCTGAAAATCAATTAGAAAAGTACAAAAATAGTGATTATCAGTTCATCAAAGCTGATTTAAGAGAATTCAAAAATTGTAAAAGAGTAGTGGAAGGACAAGATGTTATTTTCCACATTGCAGGTGTAAAGGGTTCTCCAAAAAGAGCAGCAGAACAACCGGCAGATTATTTTGTACCAATGTTGCAGTTCAATACCAATATGATGGAAGCTGCAAGATTAGAAAACGTAGAATGGTATGTTTATACATCAACAGTGGGAGTATATCAACCGGCGGAAGTATTTTATGAAGATGATGTGTGGAAAACCTTTCCATCAGAAAAAGACAAATATGCAGGTTGGGCAAAAAGACTTGGAGAATTACAAGCAGAAGTTTATTCCGTATCATACGATTGGAATAAAGCATCAATTGTAAGACCAGCAAACATTTATGGTAGACATGATAACTTTGGTCCAGAATCTACTGTCATTGCATCCTTAATCAAACGTTTATTTGGTGAGAAAGAACATCCGTTAGTATGTTGGGGAGATGGTTCACCAATTAGAGATTTTATTTATGCAGGAGATGTTGCCGATGGTATTATTCAAGCATACCAACAAGGAATTACAAAACCAATCAATTTAGGTAGTGGAACTGGTGTAACAATCAAAGAACTTGCTGAAACTTTGGTGGAAATATATGAGGAAATGTATGGTGAAAAAGTTGAAATAAACTGGGACCCAACTAAACCAAATGGAGATGAAAAGAGATTGATGAGTACGGAACGTGCAGAATCATTTGGAATCAAACAAAAAGTATCCTTAAAGACAGGATTACGACATACAATTGATTACTACTTAAATGAATATAAAAAATAAGTTATGAAAAAAACGGACAAGATTTTAGTTACAGGTGCAAGTGGATTTATTGGTTCACATCTATTAAGATTATTATGGGAAAGGGGTTATAGAAACCTACGAGCAACATCTCATAGTAGAAATTTAAGAAATGATTTTGTGGGAACATCTGAAATAGCATTTTACAAAGGAAATTTACAAGATGCAAAGTTTTGTAATGAAGTTTCCGATGGAGTAGATGTAGTATTCCATTGTGCAGCAAACACATCAAATGCATTAGATACAAAAGAGAATCCTTTATTACACGTTACTCCAAATGTGGAAATGAATGTAAACTTAATGGAACAAAGTTGGAGAAATGGTGTTAAGAAATTTTTATTCATTTCATCTAATACAGTTTATCCAGATATGAAAGATGAATATTGTACCGAAGATATTAATGTACATGCAACTCCAACATTCCCAATCTATGGTGCAGTTGGTAATATGAAAAGATATGGCGAATTACTTTGTGATTATTTTTCACACCAAATTCACAACCCAATGCAATGTTTGATTGTTAGACCTTCAAATGCATTCGGCCCAAACGATAAATTTGATTTTGAAAAATGTCATGTTACACCTGCAAACATTCGTAAAGTTGCGGATAATTTAAATCCAATTCCGGTATGGGGTGATGGTTCTGAAATTAGAGATTTATTGCACGTAGAAGATATGGCAGATGGATTTATTTGGGTTGCTGAGAATAATGATACATACAACATCTTTAATGTTGCTTATGGAAAGGGTTATAGTGTTAATGAGGTATTGGGTTGGATTAAAGAAATCGAAGGAAACACAAACCCAATCGAATTTGTAAATAATAAAGCACCGATGATTCCTGTTAGATTACTTTCATCTAAAAAAATTAATGATGCAGGTTGGAAACCAAAAAGAGATTTGAAACAAGCTCTAAAAGAAACCATTGAGTGGTATAAAGAACACAAAAACGAATACAATCCAAATTCAAAACCATAATGATTACGAAAGGTATATTAGGAATCGGTTGTTCATTTATGTGGGGTGAGGGTTTGTATTATTATACAGAATTAAACAATACACCTAAATTAAAACCTACACATGGATTTGATGGTACACATATGCTGTCAGAATCACATATAAAATTTAAAGACAAACATAGATTTTTACAATTAGTATCAGATAACTACGGAATGTGGAATATTTCTAATACTGGTAATGGTGGTTCAAACGTAAGAAACATACAAGATTATATTGATGCGTATTTAACAAAATCAACTCCAATAGGTTTAACTGATTTTGATTTAATTGTATATCAATTTACATCATCGGATAGAGATTTTATAAATCAACGAAGAACAGAAGAAGGTTGGATAACTGGAGACCCAATGCCAATAGAAGAACAAATAGAATTTGTTAATAATGAAATTACTAAATGGGAATCAAATGGTATTAAAGTTGTAACATTTAGTTGGTATCCAGAATTTCCAAATCACCCATTATATCAAAAATATTTTAAACATAGACATCTTAATATTGAGGTAGATGGCGAGATTCAAAATTCATTTGAACATTTTTTAAAAAATGATAAATATGGTATTACAATTTCATCTGATTTTGCATCAATTGGTATGCAAGTAAATGATATTCATTTTAATTTAAAAGGTCATCGTTGTATTGCAAATTCTATAATTAAAAAATTAAATAACGATAATTGGATACCAACAAATATAGATGAAATTACGTTAATAGAAAATATTAAAAAACAATATACATAATATGAGTTCACCAAATTATACACCATATGTAGATGCATTGACAACCGCAATGAAAACTATTATGGAAGATGATTCAACAATATTCATAGGACAACAAATTGTTTACTACGGAAATCCCATGTCAAAAACCATTGAAGGATTACCAAAAGAAAAAATGATTGAAGTACCTGTTATGGAAGAAACACAAATGGGTATGAGTTTAGGATTGGCAATGAATGGTCATAAAGTAGTTACATTTTATCCACGTTGGGATTTTCTTATTTGTGCAACAAATCAATTAGTAAATCATTTAGACAAGATAAAACTAATGTCAGACGATGAATGGAATCCACATATTCTTATACGAGTTGGTAAAGGCTCTGATAAACCATTAGACCCAGGTCATCAACACAAAGGAAATTATACCGAAGAATTTAAATCGATGTGTCCAAATATTGAATTTCATAATTTAAAGACTTGGCAAGATGTTGAATTAAGTTACAAATACGCAATTGAAAATGAAGGTATTCATATATTGGTAGAATACCCAGAACTATATTATGCATAATCCGATAGATAATTTTTATGTAGTTTATGATTTTTTTGGACCAAATGGACATATTCCAAATGCGTTCAATTATTTCTATGCATATAAGTTTTTTGAAGAAGGTGGACAGATAAATAATGTAGTAAGTGACCATTTTTTTAAAAATTTTATACAAGTACCAGTTTATAATGCAGATTTAAATTTAAATGTAAATTTGTATAAAAAAATTTCATTTAATCAGTACAACGATATCAGAATAAAAACTGATAAATCATTTATTTATTTAGTAGAACCATTTGGTAGTTTTGCACAATTTTTAGGAAAACAAACACAATTTTCCGAATGGAATTTTTTAGATTTTATATCAGACCATGCTAAAAAAGAAATCAAAAACACACCTAATTTTTATTTACATATAAATTTTTCTACGGAAGGAGTTTTTGAAGAACATTTAATTGTTTATTTATACGAATTATTAAAAAAATATGAAATACCTGCAAATAAAGTAATTTTTACTATTTCTAGTGTTGATATTGAAGAAATACATAATAAAATTTGTTTAGAAAACAACATATCGGAAAGAATAAACGTAAAATATTGGGGTTGGTCTTTAAGAATGAAATCATTAGAAATGAAAAGAATTTATAATAACATAAATTATAAATTTTGGGACCACGTTGATAACGATAGTACAATTGTAAAAGAAGAAGATGTTAATTTTGATAGAATACGACCACATAAATTTTTATTTATGAATCGTAGATTAAGACCACAACGAGTTGTTTTATTATCACTTTTAGGTTCTGATTTTATAAATCAAAATTTAGTATCATATGATATGAAGATGTTTGATAGAGAAAATGACCTTTCATTTTTTTCACATCATTTGAAAACAAGTCATCTTGCTATAAATTCATTTAGAGAATTTCAACATTTGATAAAAGCACAACGTAAAACTATTGATTATGATGATATAGAATCAGTTTGGGGATTTAATTTTGAAAATAAAGAACCATATTTAGATACTTACATTCATATTTTATCAGAAACAAATTTTTATGAAACAGGTTTGTATTTATCAGAAAAAACATGGAAACCGATTGGTCATTTACAACCATTTATAATGATAAATAAACCAGGGGCTTTAAAAGAATTACATAAATTGGGATTTAAAACATTTTCACCTTTTATAAATGAAGAATATGATAATATAGAACATGATTGTGAACGTATGGAATTTATATATGCAGAAATTATGCGTTTAAATTCGTTATCATTCGATGAAATACACAATTGGTATAAATCAATTTGGGATATACTTATTTACAATAGAAATCTTTTATTTGATTACGCAGATAAAAAAGATTGGATAGAAAATAATTTTATAATAACATTAAGAGATTATATAAATGAAAAAGATAATAAAAATAATACAAGATTGGTTTAAAAAGCGTAAATTAGAAAAACAATATAAGAAACGTTTGGAAGAATTGCGTAAGAGAGACCCATTCATTTACAAAAATCACTAATTATCAAAACATTCATATTTATATACTAAGATAGAGCAGTAAATTATGAATGAATTAAGTAAATATCTGATGGAACAAATACTTTTAACCGAAGAGGAGTTAAAAGATTTTGTTGTAGTATATTCAGGTAGATTCCAACCATTTCACAAAGGTCATTTTGCAACTTATCAAGGACTTGTAAAAAAGTTTGGTAAGGATAAAGTGTATATCGGTACATCTAATAAAACCGATAATCAAAAATCACCATTTAATTTTAAGGAAAAGAAAACCATAATGACTAAAATGTTTGGTATTCCATCAAACAAAGTGGTTGAGGTTAAAAATCCTTATGCTCCTACTGAAATACTTAAAAATTTCGATGAAAATAAGACTGGATTTATCACTGTCGTTGGTGAGAAAGATGAAGCAAGATTAGGTGGTAAATACTTTGAACCATATAAAGGTAAAATTGAATTTGGATATAAAGATAAAGGATATGTTTATGCTTCACCTGCTCAACCAAACGCAGTAAGTGGAACTGATGTTCGTAATTGGTTAAGTAAAGGTAGTGATGAGGAAAAAAGAAAGAATTTCTTAAAAGCATATCCAAAATTTGATGAAACAATTTATAAATTCATCACACTTAAATTAGCAAAATTAGGAGAAGGATTTCCTGGCGGAGTTGGAGTAGGATTATCATTACCGGGTGGATATATTAATGGTGCACCATCTGCAGAAGATACTAAAAAGGTTAAGAAAAAATTAGATAGTGAAGATGATGTAAACGAAGCTATTAAATGGGAAGAAGATACATATAAAAAATGTATGCTTGGTAAATTACCACTTTCACTTAATATTGTTAAAAAATTAGTAAACCCTATAAGAACAACATCATTACATGCAACTGATGTTGAAAATTTACCAAAAGTAGCAGCATTACAAGGAACTAAAAAATCAATTTCTACATTTAGTCAAACTTCAAAATACGGAAAACTTGTACAAGGAAAAGCAATGCATACAAAAGGTGGTATAATTGTAGCATTATCAGGTGTAGTATTGGCTCAAAGTATAATGGACTTGTGGACTGAACCAGATAAACAAGGTAGACGATGGGTAGAACCGGGAACTATAATAGATGGATTGGGTAGGGAAAGAGATGTTGTATTTAACTTTGCACCTGAATTAAAAAAATATAAAGAAAATTGGAAACACCACTCTTTTGATGGTACAATTACTAATGCAGAAAAGGCCGAATTCATAAAGAAATATTATGAAGCTGCTGAAAAGTATATGTTGAGTAAGAAAAAAATATTTCAAGACCAATATTTAAATTCAAATAAATTATATTATGATTCAGATTGGAATGAGGTAGTTCTTACCGATATTAAAATTGAAAAGATTTTAGCAATTCCTTCTAATTGGAGTGATGATGATGTTGAAAATGAAAAAACATTAAAACAACTTAAACAAAAATACAAAAATGTAGAAGTTGCAGATAAAGAATCCGAAATTCAAAGTTTTATTAAACAAAATGGTGGAACTATTACGGAATCGGTAAACGAAGAAATTAAATTAGATGTTAATATCGGTGATACTGTCTTAATGGGTAAATTTAAGAACAAAAAAGTAGTTGTAAAATCAATTGGTAAAGATGAACATGGAATGCCAACAATTAATGGTAAAAAAGCAACTACATTTAGAATATTACCAAAACAAAATATTTTTAAAGAAGATATGACAAACAATGTAGATATAGTTGATGAAATAATTGGTGAATATTCCCACTTATTAGATTTATTAGAAGGAAATGATGACGAAAAATACGTTCACGTTGGATATGGTAAATATAAAGAAAAGGGACATGAAAAAGACCAAAATGCACCTACATTTGAAAAAGATGATAGTGGTAAATACATTGAATTAAAATCAGATAACCCAACCGCACAAAAACCTAAACCAACTGGTCAAGCAATACAAGGTGCAGATATGTTTAAACATGATAAAAGTGTAAAACAACAACCTACTAAACAAACTGAACCAACACAAGATTGGACAAACGGAAAAGATGGTTGGGAAATATTAGATGATGCACGTTCAAACGTAAAAAATATCAGAGATTATACTGATGAAGAATATCAAGGTGAGACGGGTGAGTATTTTGAGAATGCTGTAACTAAAAATGTTGCACCAAATGCATTCAAAGATGAAGCAGATATGATTCAGAAAATGAAAGCAGCCAAACCAACTTATTTATCATCGGAAGAGATGCAAAATATGAGTAATACCGATGTTGGTGAAGTTCTTTCTGCAAGCGAGAGTGGTGGTAAGAAAGCAATGATTGCAAAAGGTAAATCTCTTGCAGATGAATATGGTAAAGATTGGAATAGATTAGAAAAAGGTATTCAAAAAGGTAACGATGTACCTTCACCAATTGCTTTGAGAGATAAGAATGGTGATTTACATTTAGTTGCGGGAAATACACGTTTAATGTCATTCACTGCATATGGTAAAAAATTACCTGTAAAAGTTATTGATTATGATGGGGTGTTTAATAAAGAAGCAGAACCGGAAGATGGTGGTGTAGATGTTTCAAAATATAGTGTAAAGAATTTACAAAGAAAGATTAGTGGTTGGGCAGAAAAAGAAAAACAATTCTTTGAAAAACATCAAGAAAAACCCAAATCAGAAGAACGTAGAAGTTGGAGTGAAGCATTAAAAGATAAAGTAAAGGGTGCAAGACATGCAATTGTTCATGGATTTAAGCATGAATATGAAACATTTAAAACTGCAGGTGAAGCAGTAGTAATGTTTGCAAACGGAATGCCATTAACTGATGAACAAATTGATTCGGTTAAAGCAGTTGCTAAAAAAGTAGCAATAGCAACTATATTAGGAGTTGCAACTGGTGGATTATCACATGGAGTAATGCCATTTGTTGGACATTTAATAGCAGAATTCGTTCCTCATACTGTAGCTGAAACTATTGCAGTTGGTGCAGGAAAAGCAGCAATATTTGCAGATGTAAATGAACAAGAAAGATTAATGGGACAATTTATGGATAAAATTGCAGATGCATTAGAAAATGATAAAATTCCAGCAGATGTAATGGAGAAAGCAATTGATTCATATAATAAACAACAAAATGTTTCTGAAATGAGTCAATCTCAATTAAAACAAATTGAAAAATACGCAGATAAACAATTATCACCTGAAGATATTGAGTTCAGTAGACATTTCTTTGATAGAGTTAATGATACTCGTAATGGTAAAGAAATATCAGAACCAGAATTGACTGGATTCTTTAAAAGATTATCTCGTCATAAAAAAGAATTTAAAGATTTCTTAGAAAAATATCAACAAATTGTTGTTAAAGATAAGAGAAACGATATAAACATTCCATTTGTAAAAGTTGCAAATCATATTATTGCTAAAACAGTGATGAGAAAAGATGATTTTAAATCATCGAATCCAACTCTTGCAGTTGAGATTGCAGTACAAGTGGATAAAATTCCAGGTGGTTTAGCAAAAGGATTATCTTTAAATGATATTGCTAAAAAACATAATGTTTCAATTGAAGATATAACCGATGAATTTAAAAAAGGTTATAAAACTGAAAGAGAACATACAACTGATGGGGATATTGCAAAAGAAATTGCAATGGACCATTTATTCGAAGACCCGCAATATTATACAAAATTAGCATCAGTAGAAGAAGATAGAATACCACAAAGTTTTAATTATGGAACTGGTTGGGATTATCATACTGCGATTGGAACTAATCCTAACAAATATAGAGGTAAAACTAATTTCCCAACAAAAGATTCAGGTCAGCCAGATTTAGAAGATGAAGATGAAGAAGATGTAAATGAAATTGGCGTAGGAACTGGTCAAAATGGAATAAGACCCGAATATCCAAAGGGTGATAAATTATCAGATAGAATGGATGATGTTGAAAAAGCTAGAACTAAAACTGATTCTGATAAAGAATTACAATATAAAAAGATAAACGAAATCCAAAAAGGATTATTTAAGGGTAAAATAAAAGTTGGAGGTCAACCGGTTGAAGTTGAAGTTGAATTAGTTGGTGCAGATAATAAAAATAGAGATTTTATTACAAAAGTAATTCATATTGATAAACAATATCAAAATAAATTACCAATAGGTTCTACATTACCTATTCCTGCTAGAATATTTAGACATGGTGGATGGGTAAAAATCAAATCTTCTGCGTTCGAAAGTGCAATTGATGAAGTAACTGGTTCAGGTGATGGAACTATGGGTGGATTCTTTAATGATGGTAATTCTACAACTGGTTATGCATGGAATGCAGATTGGAGTGATTACGATGAACAAGGATATTATTTAGATAATTTACCTGATTGGACCACTGTTCATCAAAAACCATCTGAATTTGAAAAGAAAAAAGCAACTGACCAAAAATTACCAATTGATAATCATAGTGATGGTAAAACAACAAAATACAATCGTATCTTAAAACAAAATTTTAAAGAACCACATGAGTTCTTAAAAACTGCAGATATTAAAGAGGTTTCGTCATCTGAAATTATAAAAGATTTAGATAAAGTAAAAAATGATTTACTTAAAAAAGTAGATGTATTAGTTGCCAAAAAGAAGAAATTATATTCTAATGTAGATATTGAATCACCAATGTCTGCAGATGAAAAAAAATTAGATAAAGAAATTGCTGATTTATTTTCACAAATCAACAAATTGGTTCTTCAAAAGAGAAGTTTAAAAGAAGGTCTTTTAAAAGAAGGTGGTGCATACGGACATATGAATCATCCATTTGATACCGAAATTAATTTAACATTCGGACAATTAAAAGATATTGTAAATCGTGCTTTAGATGGTAATTTAGAATTGGCTAGAGAGAAAACTGATGGACAAGCATTAGCAATCAGTTGGGTGAATGGTAAATTAGTTGCAGCTCGTAATAAATCACATTTAGCTAATAGAGGTGCAAATGCATTGGATATTAGTGGTGTTGCTACTAAGTTCGCTGGAAGAGGTGAATTGGAAAAAGCATATAACTTTGCAATGAAAGATTTAACAAAAGCTATATCATCACTTTCTGCTAAACAAAAAGAAAAGATTTTTAAGAATGGTGCGTGTTTTATGAATATTGAGGTAATATATCCAACATCAATAAACGTTATACCATACGGACAACCTTTATTAGTATTCCACGGAACAATGGAATATGATGAGAGTGGTAACGCAATAGGTGAATCTGCAGAAGCAGGTAGAATATTGGGTGGTATGATTAAACAAATTGAACAACACGTACAAGATAATTACACTTTACAAGGACCTCCTGTATTGAAATTACCTAAATCACAAGACCTTTCATCTAAAAAAGGAAAGTATCTTGCTAAAATAACTAAATTACAAAAAGAATTTGGTTTAGGTGATACCGCTGGAGTTGCAGAATATCATCAAGCATGGTGGGAAAACTATGTAGATAAGAAATCCCCAACAATCTTAGATAATAACACTAAAATTGGATTAGTTAAGAGATGGGCGTTTGGTGAAAAGGGATTCCGTATTGATAAGAATACAATTACCGATGAAAAAACTCTTGCTTGGGCAACTAAGATGGATAAAGAGGACCAAAAAGGAATCGCTAAAGATAATCTAATGAAATTTGAAGATATATTCTTAGGTGTTGGTGCAGAAGTTCTACAATTCACATCATCAGTATTAACTGTTAATCCAGATAAGGCTGTTAGAGATATGAAGAAGAGATTAGACCAAACAATCAAAGATGTTGAAGCATCTGGAGACCCTAAAAAGATAGAAAAATTAAAATTAGAATTAAAAAGATTAAGTGCAATCGGTGGACCATCTAAAATAGTTCCAATCGAAGGTATTGTATTCATATATAATGGTCAAACATTCAAATTGACCGGTGCATTCGCATCATTAAATCAACTTTTGGGTATTTTTTACTAAAAATAACTCTTTCGCCATATTTATCTATATTAAAATAAAAACCTAATATATAATAATAATGGCGAAAGAGTTTAATAAGAAATTTATGCATCCAACTCGTAGAAAGTTGGTTGATATGGTTTTGCATGGTAAAGATTATGAAACAAATACAACTTTGGGTTGGACTGGTGAAAAAACACAACGTAAAGTAGGTGATATTTGGGAAGATGATACATACCGATACGAAAAGAAAGAAGGGTTTATATTAAAAACATCAAAGAATTCAGAAGCTTTTGATGAATTGCGTAAATGGAGAGATGAGCAAGGTAGATGTAAAAGTCCAACTTGTAATACAATTAAATTAACTCCAACTCATAAGAAATTAATTGAAAAGACAGGGTATTGTGCTAATTGCTTAGCAGAAATAGAAGGTAAAATTCGTATTGCTGGATTATGGGAACAATATGAAGATTATAAAATCTATACTCGTATGTTAGTTGAGGGCAAAATCAAATTAGAACAACTACAACAAGCCCATGCGGAAGCAAAACAATACTACGAATATACAAATGAAGATGGAACAAGTGAAAAGTGGGAATTACCACAACCACTTGAAGAAGTTAAAGCAGAATTAATGGAAATGATTGAATATGGTAAAGAGGAATTGATTAAAGTAGAGGAATTCCGTAATAAAGCATTTGAAATTCTAAAAGAAAACAATTTGGAACACTATTTGTAATATGGCAGGTGCATCGTTAAAAGATATTATAAAGATTGAGTATCAGAAATGTGCTGGTGACCCGATTTATTTCATGCGTAAGTATTGTATGATTCAACATCCGGTTAGAGGTAAGATTCCATTTCACTTATATCCTTTCCAAGAGGATACTCTTACTGATTTTAAGGATAATCGTTTCAACATCGTTCTTAAATCCCGTCAGACAGGTATATCAACCTTAGTTGCGGGGTTCTCATTATGGAAGATGTTATTTAATCAAGATTTTAACGTATTGGTAATTGCAACTAAACAAGAAGTTGCTAAAAACCTTATCACAAAGATTAGGGTAATGAACCAATACTTACCGAGTTGGTTAAAACAAACAACAGTTGAAGATAATAAACTTTCATTACGATACTCAAATGGTTCACAGGCAAAAGCAACTTCTGCAGCAGGAGATGCTGGTCGTTCTGAAGCCTTATCACTCTTAGTATTTGATGAGGCCGCTTTCATCGATAGTATTGAAGAGATATGGATTTCTGCACAATCTACCTTATCAACGGGTGGTAATGCAATTATCCTTTCTACACCTAATGGTGTGGGTAATTTCTTTCATAGAACATGGGTTGGTGCAGAAGAAGGTAGAAATGGTTTCAACACCATTCGTTTACACTGGTCAGTTCACCCTGAGCGTGGACAAGCATGGAGAGATGAACAAGAAAAGTTATTAGGACCAAAGGGTGCAGCACAAGAGTGTGATTGTGACTTCGTAAGTTCTGGTGATACTGTTATTGACCCTGCGTTACTACAATTTTATAGAGAATCATATTGCTTAGAACCATTAGAGAAGACTGGATTTGATGGAAATCTTTGGAAATGGGAATATCCTGATTATAATCAATCTTATATGGTAGTTGCCGACGTTGCACGTGGTGATGGTGGTGACTATTCTACTGCACAAGTATTTGATATTGTAAATTCAACACAAGTTGCTGAATATAAAGGAAAATTAGATACAAAAGATTTTGGAAATTTTTTAGTTTCACTTGCAACCGATTATAATAACGCATTATTGGTAATTGAGAACGCAAATATTGGTTGGGCAGTTATCCAACAAGTAATCGATAGAAATTATCCAAACTTATTTTATATGAGTAAGGATTTAAAATATGTGGATATTGCACATCAGATGTCAAACAAATTTAGAGCAGAAGAACGAGGTATGGTTGCTGGGTTCTCTACTACCTCTAAAACCCGTCCTTTAATTATTTCTAAGTTAGATGATTACCTAAGAGAAAAATCCTTTACAATCCGTTCTACGAGGTTGATAGATGAATTATTTACATTTATTTGGAATGGTAATCGTGCAGAAGCAATGAAAGGATATAATGATGACTTAGTAATGGCTTTATCAATTGGATTGTGGGTTAGAGATACTGCATTGAGATTAAGACAAGAAGGTATTGATTTAACTAAACAAGCATTAGGTGGTATAAATCAAAGTGTAACAGATATTGGTGGATTTGGTGGAAATAGTGCATTTGAAGAAAATCCGTGGCAAATGAGAGTGGGTGGAGCATCCGAAGATTTGACTTGGTTGATTAAATAAAAAAATGTATATATTTATAGTGTATAGGAGAAATATACCATGATAAAATTAAAAAACATATTCAAAGAGGAAGTAGAAGACTATCCATTTGACCAACCAGAACATAATTTTTTAGATTATGATGAATTAGATGTTGAAGATGAAGATGAAGAAGATTTTTTAAACTTTTTAAAAGGTTATGCTTCAGAATTACAAGAAGCAAATTGTAATTGTGTTTACGAAGCAGAATATCAAGGTAGAGAGGTTAAGTTAGGTAAACCAATGCAAGGTGATGTTAAAAAGTTTAAAGTGTATGTTAAAAACCCAAAGACAGGAAAAGTTGTTAAAGTAAACTTTGGTCAAAAGGGTATGGTAATTAAAAAAGATAATCCAGAACGTAGAAAATCATTCAGAGCAAGAATGAATTGTGACCAACCCGGTCCACGTACTGGTGCAAGATATTGGTCTTGCAGAAAATGGTAAAATAAAAAAATATGGCAGATACTTCATTTTTTGGTAGGTTAAAAAAACTTTTTTCACAAAAAGCAATCATTACTGTCACACCAGATGGTAAAAGAAAGGTTTTTGACTTTGATGAAAGACAAGAAACAAACCTATCATCATTAAGAGATAGATATACAAAGATACAAAAATCTTTTTATGAACAAGCAGGTGGTGCACAATCAATGGCATACCAACAAGTTCGTAGAGAGGTATTTAGAGATTATGATGCAATGGACCAAGACCCAATTATTGCATCTGCATTAGATATTTACGCTGATGAATCTACATTAAAGAACGAATTTGGTGAAATGCTAATCATCCGTTCTGATAATCCACGTGTTCAAGAATTATTAGAGAACTTATATTATGATATTTTAAATATCGAATTTAGTTTATGGCCGTGGACTAGAAATATGTGTAAATATGGTGATTTCTTTTTGGGATTGGAAATTGCTGATGGTAAAGGTGTAGTAAACGTTACTCCTTATTCACAATACAATACTGAAAGAATTGAAGGACACGACCCAACAAACCCAAATATGGTTAAATTCAGAGTAATGGATGATGCAATCGGTAAGGTTGATTATGACAACTTTGAAATTGCCCATTTCCGTTTACTATCAGATACTAACTGGTTACCTTATGGTAAATCTATGGTTGAGAATGGTAGAAGATTATGGAAACAATTGAGTTTAATGGAAGATGCGATGTTAATCCATCGTATTATGAGAGCACCTGAAAAAAGAGTGTTTAAAATCGATATAGGTAATATTAATCCTACCGAAGTAGACAACTACATGCAACGTATCATTAACAAAATGAAAAAAATTCCATTTGTTAATAAAGATACTGGTGATTATAACTTAAAATATAATATGCAAAACTTAACGGAAGATTTTTATCTACCGGTAAGAGGTAGTGATAGTGGAACTACTATTGATAATCTAAGTGGTTTAGAATATACTGCAACGGAAGATATTGAATACTTAAAAGCTAAATTATTTGCAGCATTAAAAATTCCAAAAGCATATTTGGGATATGAAGAGAACGTAAATGGTAAAGCAACTCTTGCAGCGGAAGATGTTCGTTTTGCAAGAACAATTGAAAGAATTCAAAAAACATTAGTTTCAGAATTATCAAGAATTGGTGTTATACATTTATTTGGTAATGGTATTCAAGATTCTGAAATGACTAATTTCGAAATTAGTTTAGTAAACCCATCTACAATCTACGAACAAGAAAAAGTAAATCTATGGTCTGAAAAGATTCGTTTAGCAACTGATATACAATCGTTGAAAATGTTGTCTAAGGATTGGATTTATGATAATATCTTTAAAATGTCTGATACGGAACAAACCGAACAAAGAGGTAAGGTTGTGGAAGATATTAAAGATACATTCCGTTACAATTCAATTGAGAATGATGGTAATGACCCTGCAAACCCACCACAACAAACTGATGTTGAGGAAAGTTTAGAAAATTTAAAGACTGAACTTAAAGGAAAAGTGGGAAGACCTCGCGAAGGTAATACATATGGTAAAGATAAACATCCTTACGGAAGAGACCCATTAGGTGATAATGAAAGAACTGCATCTCGTAGTAGAACATCAGAACACAAAGCAAAGAGTTTTATTAACGGAATTTCAGCAAAACGTAAGTATTTACACGAAACAAAAGATATGTTAGATGAAACTAATATTATCGATGATACGGAAAAATTCATTTAACTTATAATTTTTAATATTTATATACAGAAATTTTGAGTCTATCAAAATAAGGATTAACAAATGAGAAAAATAAAACATTCGAAATTCAAAAATACAGGGTTCCTATTTGAGTTATTAACACGTCAAATAACGTTGGAAATATTAAACAACGCACCTGAAGAAAAAGCTAAAAAAATTGTACAAGAATTTTTTGGTGGAAAAACTGAAATGTCAAAAGAATTGCGTTTATTTAATTTATTAATAAACGAAAAATATAATTCTGAAGCTAAAGCAGAAAAGTACATTGATGCTATTATAGAAACTCGTACTAAATTAGATGAAACAAAATTAGCAAGAGAAAAATATAATCTTGTTAAGGCAATTAAAGAAAATTTCGAATTAGATACATTCTTATCATCACCTGTAACTAATTACAAAGTATTAGCATCAGTTCATAAAATATTTGAAGCAAAGATACAAGATGTAACTAATGTTAAAGATGTCTTTGATGCTAAATTAACATTAATTGAACACATTTCAACTGCAACACCATCTTTAAAACAAAAAGAAGATAAGTTGTTAGAAGATTACAGAAAACAAGAGAAGGATTTAAGATTACTTACATATAAAATCTTAGTAGAAACCTTTAACAAGAAATATACTAACTTAAATGACGAACAAAAAGATATTTTAAGAGAATATATTAACAATGTAAACAACACTTCTAAATTTGGTGAATATTATGATTCCAAATTAAAGAATGTTGTAACAGAATTACATAAACTTTATTCAGAAGTTAATGATAAAATCACAAAAATTAAATTAAAAGAAACTATCAACGTAATGAAACAACAAAAGGTTGGTAAGAAAGTTACTGATGAGCAAGTTTCTGCGTTGATGATGTCATATGAATTGATAAAGGAAATAAAAAATGTTAAAGAAAGAAAATCTTAAATCGTACATAGACGAACTTATTAAAGAAATTGAAGAGGAGTTAGATGAGTCCACTGCAACTGGTGCGGTTGATGGCTATCAGACTCCTTTTGCGTTTTCAGGTAAAAGAAAACAAGATAAAGAAAAGGCTGATTCTAATATAGAAGTAACTGGATATACAAAGGTTAAGGATATTGATGAATCCATAATTATGGAAAAGCAATTCAAAGGATTGAATGATATATCCGATACAACACCTTTGACAAAAATTACTGATGCACAAAAGTTAAAAATAATAACTGAATCTGGTAATATAATTGATTTTTTCGTTCCAAAAGGAAAAGATAGAAACTTTTGGCAAGTAATATCATCAGGTAAAGTAGTTAAAAGTTCTTCCGGTGGTAGTGTGATGTTAAAAGGAAAAGGATTT